AGTTGCTATTGATAAAGCAATCCAGCATTTAAGCGAAGCTTTAACCAATGATGTTACAACTAAGGTAGTTGCTGAACTTGAAAAGGGTTCTGGCACATTAGCTACTCTTGATTTTGATGGTGTTGTTGATGCTATCGCTGAGTTCCCAGAAGAAAATGCTACAGGTCTTTACTTACTTATGGCAAAAGATGCTTATGCTTCAGTTCAGAAGGCTTGTAAAGACCAGCTTAAATATGTTGAAGACTTTGTTCGTAGAGGATATGTTGGTCATTTAGCTGGCGTTCCTATCTATGTTTCTAAGGCAGTAGCAGATGGAAAAGCATACCTTGCTTCTAAAGACGCTATCACTTGCTTCATGAAGAAAGGCGTAGAAGTTGAACAGGAAAGAGACGCTAATACTCGTAAGAATGATATCTATGGTAGAAATGTAAAAGTCATTGCTATCACAGATGCTACAAAAGTCTTCAAGTTTGGCGAATAGTTTTCTCTTTTGGAGGTAGTAGATGTTAGAAGATATTAAATTACTATTAGGGCCAGCCGCAGAAGGCAAAGATGAAGTAATTCAGCTACTTATCAATCTGGCTACTGAAGATGCTATTTCTAAAACAGGGTGTTCTGATGTCTACTCATTACATTCAGTTATTACTGAAATGGTTTTATATAAGTTCAATCGCTTAGGAACTGAGGGCCTTGAATCAGAGAGTTATTCTGGTATCTCTTACAACTATACTTCTGACTATCCAGATAATATCTTATCCGCATTGGAAACTATAAGAAAATCTCAAAAAGGTAAAGGCGGTTTTAAGATTTTATGGTAATCAATAGAAGTATGCGGGAGGCCCTTAAGTTCGCACTTGGCGCAGAAGATGAATACGGCCAACCAACATTGGATACAGAGAATCCTTCTACAATTCATCTTACTTTTGGTCTTTATAACCATAAGGAAGTTGAAGATGTGAGATACCAAGATGTTGAGTATACAGGTTTAACTTTTGATAACTTAACTGATAACGATGTAATCCAATTAGGAGAAGACAAATATAAAGTTAAGTTTGTTAATCCTTTTGGAAGAATAAATCAAGTCTTTTTAATAACTTACTAATTAAATAGGTTTTCGCAATGGCTCAAATTATTGTAGGACTCGAAAGTTTGAATCTTAAATTAGATAAGTTAAAAACTGCTAATGCTGAACAGGCTATGAAGGATGCTTGTATGTTGGTTGAGAGGGATGCTAAGTTGAATGCGCCAGTAGGCAAAACTGGAGAACTTAGGAACTCTATAACTTCTGAATGGACTGCGGAAGAGGGTAGAATTGGAACTAATCTCTTCTATGCGCCTTATGTTCACCAAGGAACTGGTATATATGCGATAAATGGCGATGGCCGCCAAGATGTGCCGTGGAGATATCAAGACGCAGAGGGGAACTGATATTCTACTGTTGGTCAACAACCTCAGCCATTTTTAGCAGATGCGTTTGAACTAAACAGAGAGAAGATAGCTGAAATCTTCAAAGAAGCATTAAAGGAGGCCGCTAAATAATGATTGATTATAAACCAACTTTAGTTAGTGAGTTGAAGACTCTTGGTCTCCCAGTTCACTATGAATTATTCTTAAAACAGAATACAGAATTACCTTGTATCTCTTACCAAGAGGGAAACAATGTGACTCATAAAGATGGAGATACATTAGGTTATTCAAACATAACATTTAGAATTAAAATCTGAGCTAAGGAAGTCAAAACAATAGCTCAGTATTCACTTGAAATAGATAAGCTAATGCGCGGATTGGGTTTTGAGCGTATCTCTACCAATGAACTTTGAGTAGATGGTATTGGTCAGAACCTACTTACATACCGTGGATTAGGCCTTGAAACTTATTAACGGAGGTAAAATAATATGGCAACAGCTCACGCAGGTATTTTAAGTAAAGATGTTGAGTTTTATCTTGATGGAACAAAAGTGGAAAATCTTCAAGAGTTTCCAGATTTAGGTGGTGCCGCAGACCAAGTAGATGTTACTACTCTTGCTGATGGCGCTTATATGTATATCAACGGAATTAAAGACTATGGTTCATTAGAGTTTACTTTCCTTTATGACAATAGTGCTACTACTTCTAACTACAGAGTTCTTAGAGCAGCTGAGGAAGATGGTTTGACTCATGAATGTAAGGTTAAATTCCCAGATACTACTGAATTCTCTTTCAGTGGTCAGATTTCCACAACAATCACAGGTGCTGGCGTTAACGCCGCATTACAGTTCACAGCTACAGTTAACTTACAGAGTGATATTACTGTAAAAGACCCAGCTTAGAATCATTAAACTAAACGCTTAGGGCGGGCTTAACGCCTGCCCTTTATTTTTTTAACTAAAAGGAGAAGATATTATGATGTATTATACTTTTACTATTGGCGGTAAAGACTACAAAGGCCGCTTAAGCGCAAGAAATTGTGTTGACTTAGAAAAAAAACTTGGAACTAATCCTCTTAATGTATTTATGGACATTGCGCAGAAGGGCCAGATTCCAAGTGTAGAGGTTGTTATTACTATCCTCCATGCTTCACTCCAGCAGTTTAATCATGGATTAAGCATTGATGATGTATATGGCTTATACGATGCGTTTATTGATGAAGGTAAGACTTTAATGGATTTAATTCCTATTCTATTGGAAATCTTTAAAGTATCTGGCTTGATTCCAGAAGAAGATAAAGACGCAAAAAACGCATAAAGGAAGACTCTGGCGAAAGTCTTCCTAAAACATATAGAGAACTCTTTGAGAAATTATTGCCAATTTGTGTTAAAGCAGGTATAAAAATCTTTGAATTTTGAGATTTGACTTTAGCAGAGATTACTATAGTTCTCAATAACTATAAAGAAGAAGAAGAGAAAAAGGCTAAGGAAATAGCTATAGTTAACTATAACCAAGCTACACTAATAGCAGATTTTGTTAGCCTTAGATTAAATGGAAAACCACTACCTTCCTATCATGAAGTGTTCCCAGATGCGAAGCCGCCAGTAGACGAGCAAGCGCAAAAGGAACAAGACTATAAAGCTATGATGCTTCAAAAGGAGCAATGATTATTTTATGCGAAAGAACATAATAAACGCAGAAGAAAGAAATTAGGAGGTGATGGCTTATAACACTCGAACAATTAGTAGTCATTATCAAGGCAGAAACCGCAGGACTTGAAAAGGGAATAGATAAAGTTAAAGGCCAGTTATCTTCTTTAGAAAAGGTTGCGGGAAAGGTATCTGGAAACTTATCCAATGCCTTTAATAGAACCTCTTCTGGATTGGGTAAAGCGTTCAAAACTTTATCTCTTGGAGCATTAACCGCTGGACTTCTATCTTTTGGTAAAAGTGCTGTAAATGCGGCTTCTGACCTCCAAGAATGACAAAATGTTGTGGATGTGGCATTTGGTTCAGCTTCTGGTGATGCCGATAAGTTTGCTAAGATGGCCGTTGATAGATTCGGTCTAAGCGAGGTAGCAGCTAAGAAATTAACTGGAACCTTTATGGCTATGGCAAATGGTATTGGTTTATCTGAGGCAGCTGGTTCTAAAATGTCTATTCAATTAAGCGGTTTAGCCGCAGACATGGCTTCTTTTTTCAACTCAGATATTGAAACTACCATGAATGCCTTGGAAGGTGTATTCACAGGGCAAACAAGGTCATTAAAACAATTTGGTGTTGTAATGACAGAAGCCAACCTTGAAGCATTCAGATTAAGTAGGGGAATGGAAACTGCTTATTCTGATATGAATGAAGCTCAAAGGGCTGCGTTGCGCTATAACTATGTGCTGGCGCAAACAGCTAATTCACAAAATGACTTTGCCAGAACCTCCATGAGTTGGGCTAACCAAATGCGCCAACTCGCTATGAACTGGCAATCATTAACTACTACTGTTGGTAATCAATTGATTCAGTTATTGACTCCAGTAGTAGCTATTCTAAATAAAATACTTAAAGCAGCTATAGCGGTAGTAAATGCTATTGCTAAGATATTTGGCGGTCAAGGTATTTCTAAAGTAGGCACTTCTATGAATGATGCGGCTGCTGGTGCTGGTGGCTTAGCTGATAACATTGGTAATGCTGGAGATGGCTTAGGCAAAGCTGATAAAGCTGCTAAGAAATTTAAAGCTACAATAGCTGGCTTTGATGAACTTGAGGTCCTTAATCCTCAACCCACTTCTGGTTCTGGTGGCGGCTCTGGAGGTGGAGGCGGTGCTGGCGGCGGCGGTGGAGGCGTTGGTGCCGATGATTTAGATTCATACTTTGATTTATATGATGAAGAAGGTATTCTTAATAAGTTTGAGGACTTCTTCCAAAAGATTAAAGATATGATGGATGCGGATAACTGAGAAGGTGTTGGCGCAGAAATCGGTAAAGGTCTTAACTATATTTTTAAGGCTATTGATGATTGAATTACCAATACATTTGAACCTTTTGGGATTTTATGAGCAAATAGAATTGCCAGAGTCTTAAATGGCTTAGTAGATGAAGTTGATTGAGACTTAATTGGTAAGACTTTCGCAGATGGCTTAAATGCCTATATCCGCATAGCTAATGAGTTCTATGAAACTTTCAATGCTTTGAACTTTGCGGTTGGTATTGCTACCGCAATTAACTCTTGGTTTAGAAATGTAGACTGAGAAGGTATAGGAACTTATTTAGCTAATAAACTTAATTTCCTTGGTGATATACTCTATGGATTCGCTACTACAATAGATTGAGATTTAATTAAGAATAGTATTCAAACCGCTTTATCTACTCTATTTGAAAACTTAGATGTAGAGAAAATTAAGACTTCTATCAAGAAATTAGTAGAAGATGCGGTTGAGTTCTTACAGTCTATTGATTGATACCAATTAGGTCATACTGTTGGAGAAATGCTGAGTGGTGTTGATTGGCTTGGTATTTTAATTGATATTAAAGATAATGTTATCTGGCCAGCTTTCAAAGGCTTCTGAGAAGGCTTAATGAGTGATGGTAATAACTGGTTAATTGGTAGTATCGGTAAGATAAGCTCATTCTTCTCTAGCGAATATGGCCCAGCTTTTGGCGCAGCTATGGGTTTATTCATAGTTCCAGCGTTTGGTGCTTTATCTGGCTTATGGAAACCAGCTTTAACAGGATGATTTACAGAAGCCGCACAAAACGCTAGAGCAGAACACACAACATTCTTTGGTTCAATTTTAAGCTCCTTAGGTTTCTCTATTGGTAAGTTTACAGAAGGTGTAAAAAAATTATTAAAGCCAATTGGGGAATTATTTACAGTTACATTACCAGAAATTATTAAATCTCCAAGTTATGCGGCTACAGGCGTTGGGGCTTTCTTTACTGATATGGGTAAAGCAATCGCTTCTACTAATCCGTTAGTATGAGTAGCTATTGCCGCAATTACTTCATTAACTTCTGCTTATGGAGGCTTAGGCGGTCTCTTAAAGAGAATTGGTAAAGTATTTAGTGATTCAATTAAACATGTTAAAGATTTTGCTGAAGCTATTGGTTTTAGCGATAAGATTAAAGTTTTAATTGATGGTTTCAAATCAATTTATGATGCTCTTGGAAGATTAAAGCCTTTGTGAGAAATTGTTTTTACAGCTTTAACAGGTGCTATTACTATTTGTCTTGAAACAATCACTGGCGTATTTGCGGGATTAGCAGAAATGCTTGGTGGTATTGCTGAAGTTGTTGGTGGCGTTGTAGGCATTATTGTTGATATCGTAACTCTTAATTTTGATAATCTGAAAGCTGATGTAGATTTAATTTGAGAAGGTATTAAAGATATATTCAAAGGTGCTTGAGATTTCATCTTAGATGGTATTTCTGGCTTTATCCAAGGTATTATTGATTTCTTCAAAGACCTTAAATACAACTTGATTGGAGACCCAATAGTCATTGACATGTGGGAAGGCATTAAGAAGATTTTCACAGATGCTATTGAGAAAGTTATTGGTTTCGTTAAAGGCTTAGTAGAAAACTTAATTACATTCTTTACCAACTTATGGAATAAAGCGGTAGAAATATATACTAATATAAAGAATTTCTTAGCTACAACTTGGGAACAGATTAAGGAAAAAACTACTTCTGTATGGAACTCTATTAAACAATGGTTAAATGAAACTTGGAATAACTTAAAACAGTTAATTACTGATACTTGAAATGCCATAAAAACTAAAACAAGTGAAGTTTGAGAAAGTATCAAATCTAAAATCTCTGAGATTTGAGAAGGAATTAAGACTAAAGTTTCAAATGCCATTAACTCAGTTAAGACTACTGTTTCCAATGTTTGGAATAATGTAAAGCAAATCAGTACTGATACTTGAAATTCAATTAAAACAAGTGTTAGTAGTATCTGAGATAAGATTAAGAATAAAGCTGAGACCGTAACTAATAAAGTCAAAGGTTTCTTCAAAGATGCTTATGATGGTATTAAGAATACTTGGGATGGATTTGGCAGTTGATTTGAAGGAGTGTTCTCTGGTTTAGGTGGAATAGTTAGAAGTGCTTTTAACGGAGTTATTGGTGCGATTAACAGCATTGGTGTTACTGTTCCAAGCTGAGTGCCAGAAATTGGTGGAAGACATTTTGGATTTAGTGTTCCTTATTTAGCTTCTGGTGGCGTTATTGATAGTCCTACTTTAGCTATGATGGGTGAATACAATGGCGCCAGAAGTAATCCAGAAATCGTAGCTCCGCAATCAATGATTAGAGAAATTGTTAGTGAAGAAAATGGCGAAATGGTTAGTGCTTTATACCAAATCGCTAATCAAATTATTACTGCTATTGATGGTGTTGATTTGAATGTCTCTATTGGAGACGATACAATTGCGAATGCCGCCAATAGAGGAAATAATAATTACAAAAAACGCACAGGAAAGCCTCTCTTCTCTATGTAGTCCCTTGCGGGCCTACTTAAGAGGGGCTTACCTTTAATATAGGAGGTTTATTTATGGCAAGACCTTATTCTTATGATGATAAAGAAACATTTGCGGTTAGTGATAACGGCAATGATTGAAGGTGGTTTCCCGCCAAAAGCCTTAAAGATAGTTATGAAAGTTTAGCCTCTGAAGATAGCGGCAGAACTTTAGATGGGGTTATGCGTATCTATTGGGTTCAAAGAAGATTAAAGAAAGTAGAAATTGTTCTACCGCCTTGTAAATCCGCTATGATTCAAAGACTTGTGGATATCGTTCAAGGAAAAGAATACTACATTAGATATAAACCAATGGATTCAGATAATTATATTACTCGTCATGTTTATACTTCTAATGTAAATACAAGTATGTATAGCGGTGTTTTATTTAATGGTCTTTGGCAAGATTTTGAGTTCCATGCTATTGAGTTAGGAGATTAGTTTATGAGAAATAAAATAGATGTATTTCATAAAGAAGATAAACCTATTCATAGATGGAATAAATATAATACTGTTTCAGAAGAACAAGATAGATATGATTTATATTTTAAGAACAGATATAAGATTTTAGATGCTTATGAAAAGTATCCTGCTGATAGTTTGGCTCCATTGGATAAAGATTATGTCTTGGCCCAAGAGTTTGAAAAGACAAAGGGAAATAATAATGTTGTTTGGAAATTTAAGAAACCAGAAATAGTTCAATATGATGCTCTTTATGAGGGTTTTAAGGATTTTGAGGGAACTGAATATATGAAGCCCCGCCAATACAGATGGGCGAGTAATAATGTTCTTGGAATAGACTTTATCAATTTGCCTTCTGGCTGGAGGGCCTTGCGCACTCAGAAAGATACAAGAGAAATATATGGTGACGCTAATGTGTATAAATACTACACTACATTTTTTAGTTCATCTCATATGGGGAATTATACTCCCACAGGTAGTAATAATAATTACTACTATTTAACTAACTATTACAAGAAATCTTTAGCTACTATTAAACTTGAGAACATTTTAGAATATGATGGTTTTATCGGTCCTTATTCTGATGATGTTGAGTATGGTGTTCCAAGTCAAGTTCATTACTTATGGGTTTATTATAAAATCAATAATAATGAATTTGTTTCTTGGGATAGTCCTGCTTTAACTCGTGCTGGCTCAGTCCAGTACCATACAAAAACAAGAATATATATTGAGAAAAGTGGAGATATGGTTATAGGGCTTAGCTCTGACTTATGGGATGGCTGAAAAACATATTTGAAGCCAGAGTCTACAATTGTTGGAGGCTATGACCCTATATATGATTCTAATAGAGTTTATTCTTTAAGTCCTAATAGTTTATTTAAGGTAAAAGATAAAAGAGTTTATAAAGAACCTATAAAATACGATGAAGTCTATAATAGTCTTTTGGAAAATAACTTCTTAGAATTACAATTTAATAAAAAAGATAATTCTGAAGGTTCAGAAATTACATTAGATTGAAATACTGTAAAGGGCAGCGATAACCCAGAAACTTCAAACCTATATCAATGTACAAGTCTTACATATAAAATAAGTGATGAACAGGAAATTAGTTTCCAATATGTTTATAGACTTGATGATATGATAATTCAAAATGATTCAAAAAATGGTATGAAAATATGCGGTTATGAAGTAGTAATGCCAAATAATTATTTAGTTAAACTATCTGGTAAATTAACCCAATTTAAGTTCTGTATTTACGGAATGGTAGCAAATGCGGTATCAAAAGGTAATATCTCAGTTTCTAATGGTTCCCCAATTTATACTGAAAGTGATGACTATTATACTAACGCAAGTGCGAAAGAAGTTATTTCATTTCCAGAAGAAAAAACAGGTTGAAGATATTATGATATTTCTGAATTAGATTCTTTTGAATATGATTTAGTTGATGATGGAACTTTATTCTCTACCTATGGTATAAATGGCGAATATGCGATATTAAGCCAGAAACGAGGTTGACAGATACCAGATATAACCAATAGTTCGCAGAAAGTAATTTGGCATTTCAAATATAGACCTGCTACTTCTGCTTATTCTCATAATGCGGGTTTCACTGTAAATCTTGATTATTATGAAGATGATATTTTAGTTTATACAACACCTTATTTTGATGCCAGTTATGTCTATAGAGGTCATCTTCTTTATGAGTATTATTCTCTTTTTGGAAGTGATTATGGCAAATGAAGTAATCTTGCTTTATATTGCGCAAAAACTTGGGATTATTCGTGTTTTGAATCTTTAGAAACTAAATTAACTTCAAGTTCTTATGTGGCTGGTCAACGAGTTTATAGTGAGCATGAGAGTTATTATACTTATAATTCTGATATAGAAAAGAATCTTTGGCTCAAAGAAGATTATACTTGTTATATACCACTTTATCCTATTAAAGATAAGACTATATGAACAATAAATAATAATCGTTGAATTACAGGATATTATTCTATTCCAGATTGAGTTGCTGGAAATGGTGAAAACATTTACTATGTGCCTTCTGAAAAAGAAGTCTGGCGCAAATGGATTGAGACAGAAACCGCTACTGTTGAAGAGTTCGAGCAAATGAAAGCTAATTTAGTTAATTCTGACATATTAGATTTCACAGGTAGAATTAGTTCTAAGAGAATCCTTGCGGATACTGTAAGATATGGATTTACTTATCCAACAGTTTCTTATTCTATTGGAGGGTATCAAATATATCTTGGATACATTCAACAGAATTCTCTTGAGGATTATATGAGTAATATGTATACAAATAAATACTATAAACCATTTTCATATACTATTACTTCAGTAGGTGATTACTACGATATTAAAAGCAATCTCAATGATAATTATGATTGGCATGTTTTAGGAATTGCGGCAGATGCTAATTATTACAATATAGAGTATCGAATTCATGATGGTAAAAAAGATTATTATAGTCTTACTCCAATGCCTTCAACTGATTTTATAGTTGATGATGTTGATTTTATTCCAATCTACTATATTAAAGTAATAAAACATGATGCCTATGATTGTTATTCTTATTACAATAACTATCTTCCAGTAGATGTTCAAGATAGTTGAGAACCTATTAACCCTAATGATTATCTTCAAAATATCGGCACAGTAAACATTTGGCATATGGATAAAACTAAATTAGTAGATTATCTATATATGGATGTATCAGAATATAATGTTTATCCTAATAGATGATTAACTTATCCTCTATACTACTTTAAAGCTGGAACTTATGTTCCTACAAGCCACTGGCCGCAAATGATTTATAGTAAAGACCATTTTGATGATGTTGAGTATGTGAAAGAAAAGGATGCTCATTATTCTACTTTTGGATATGAAGATGGAGAAAGTATTTTAGCTAATTATCTTCCAGAAGTGCCACCAGAATATGCGGAAGGGGAGAACTTCTACCGATTTATTAAAACTATTAAAGAGTATTATACAACCTCATTTGCGGGAACTATTTATGTTCCTATTGGAACTAATCCAGAAGAGAAACTATATTTAACTAATTTAGAACCTTCTGAGATTGAATACCAAGAGACAAACTTATATGGATATAAATATATGGGGACTGAAAATGTAGTTAATAAAAATATGATTGTTGATGTTGTGACATCTGAAGATTTTGGTTCTTATCCAAAAGATGGACTTTATAGTGATGGCTTTTGGTATGAGTATATAGGAACTAATGAGTTATTGATTGATTTGACTTGGGATGATGATGATTTGCGTTCTACTGTTCGCTACAATCTTGATATTAACTCTTCTGAAGATTTCACTATTGGAGATGTTGCTGGTGCTTCATTTACTGTAGATGTTCAAGGTAATGTCAGAGATAATATCCAATACTTGGGCCGCAAATGTAATCTCTATTTTGATTTCAAGAATAGTGGTTTAGAAAAGTATTTTGGCACATTTACTATTGATAGTGTAGTTTTCACAAACCACCAAGTTTCAACTATTACTGCTTACGATAACATTAAGAAGTTTGATACATTAGTTTATGAATATCTATCTTCTGAGTTAATTGCGCCATTATATCCAATGACCGCTAAAACATTATTCCAATTGATGTGCGAGTATTGCGAAGTTCCTTACTATACTAATATGGAATTCTTAAACTCTGATAAGTTATGTTATGGGCCTTTTGGAGATGCTAACTTAACCGCCAGACAAGTTCTTAGTTATATTGCGGAAATTGCTGGTGGATATATAGTTTGTGATACTGATGGTTATGCGGTTATTAAAACTCATAAACCTTATAGAGATGTAAATCCGCAATCTATTTATTCTACTGATTATGAAAATATAATTTCTATTTATGTAAATAATGGCCAGCCATTAAGCATTGATAGAACAGTATATGAATTAGCAGACCAATCTTCTCAGAGAATGAATATATTCCCAACAGAGATGATTGATAGCACAGCTTTCAATAATGCGGATACTGAAACTTTTATTTGCTTTAGAAATGAACTTAATGCTATCTATGATTTAAGTGATAACCCATTCTTGACTTATATCACTAATGCGGCAACCGCTGATACAATTACTAATGCTATATTAGATCAAATTGCTATGCTTGCGCCAGAAGATGAACTCAAGTTCTATGCGGGAGAAATCCAAATAAAAGATATTGATTTAGATGATTTTGGTAATAAGCAAATAGTTAAATTGCTGAATAAGCAAACAGATTTATTTGTTCCTACTACTATTTCTATTTCTTCTGCTGGAATTACCCTCACAGGTAAAGGCCAAGCTAAGTATTCAACTAAGATAGCCAATAGTGAATTAGCTAAACAAGTTAATTCCTTAAAGATTAGCGTTAAAGAAATGAAGCTTTCAATTCCTGATGCGCTTAACCAAACATTGGAAGAGCATTCAGAAGATATTAACTCATTACAGTCTAATCTCTCAAGTGTTGAAACTAATGTATCTACCCTACAGTCTAATCTATCTACAGTTCAAGGTAACTTATCAAGTGTAGAAAGCGCGCTGGCCGCTCAAGGTGAAGCTACTACTCAGCAATTCAGCACAGTTAACGCTAGAGACGATGGCCAAGACGCTAGATTAGATGCTATTGAGGCTTGGGATGCGGCTACTACTACCGCTTTAGGAAATATAAATACTTCACTTTCTGATTTAACAACTGCTACAACTTCATTAGAAACCACTGTTGGAGTTCACTCTACTTCAATCAGTAATATAGAAACCAATTATGCTACTAAAACTTATGCGGAAGGCCTTAACCAAGTTCAGACAATCACCAATGGCTGAAAGTTAAAGATAGGTGAAGATGAGGTAAGTTTCTATTCAGATAATGGTTATCTATTTATCTCTGATGGAACTACTACTTGGAAATTACTTTTGGAGGTAAATGAATAATGGAAGAGACGGTAAATATAATTTCTACTCTTGGATTTCCTATCTTTGTCGCATTGGCTTTATTCTACTTTGCTACAAAGTTCATAGAAAACCAAATGAAACAATATGCGGAAAGAGAAGAGAAATTGATTGAGGCTTATAAGGCCAATGAAGTCCGCTTCACAGCGCAATTAAATAAGTTTACAGAAATACTAAATAACTTCAATATCACTTTAACTAAGATAGATACGAGGTTAGAAGCATTAGAAAAAACCATACTTAAAAGGGAAGAACTTTAGGTTCTTCCTTTTTTTTATTTATGTTATATTTTTATTAGGATTTGAAAAATTTCCTTAAAATGTATAACAAATTGTATAACGACAACTCGGCCAGCCCTAAAAATGAGGGTTGGTGGAAATGACTGGGATTTCTGTCGCCCCATTTTATCGGCTGAAAAGCCCTGAAAATAGGTGCTCGGAGACGCAAAAAGCGTGGTTTTCTGAATAATTTGTATAACAAATGTATAACACGATGTATAATTAAAGCGGAGGTAGAGTATGTATACTACTTGTTCCGCTACGCAGTTGAAGAACCGCAAAGGTAAGCCTTGGCAGATGGTTATTCAAGGCAAGGGCGTTAAGAAGAAAACCAAGATGGCGAAGGATGCCAAAGGTAAAAAAGAAGCAGAAGCATTAGCAAGACAATGGATGGAAGAGGTTAATGCTGAACTTGGTAATCCAGAAGAGAGAATAACTGTTAGTGATAT